CCCAAGGCCAAGAAGGGTGGTCGCAAAGTGTCGGCCGAGGCGTAAGCACCTAGCGTGGCCCCCCTTGGCCGCGCTATACTATAGGGGCCGGTCGAGCAATCGCCGGCCCCTTGTTACTTGTACCCCTGAGGACCCTAAATGCCTAAGTTCAAGCCCGTCCCCGCAGTGCCGAGCCTCAAAGAGTACGTCGACATCCGTACTCGGCGGCTCGCCCTCCAGCACGAAGCCGATATACTCAAGCAGCAGGAAGATCTGGCGCTGGAATATCTTATTGCGCTCAGCAATTCCAATGGGCTCCTCCCCATTGTCGACCCCGAGCTCAAGCTACAGCTGGTCGTCTCCAAGACTGAAGAGCCGCAGACCAACGATTGGCCCGCTCTTCTCGCGCATATTCGTGCGACTGGAGAGGTCGACCTGTTGGAAAAGCGCGTACTGAAGTCGGCCGTCAAGCTCCGCTGGGCAGACAAGATCCAAGTCCCCGGCGTCGGCTCCATTTCCAAGTTTTCCACCGTTCTGAAGGAAGCCTAATATGGCCACCGCTAAGCCCCCCGTCACCGTGGAGGCAGAGCCTCCCAAGCATGCTCTCGTCGCCTGGAAGGATAAGGTGGCAGCCCTCGCCAAAGACGTTGTCGCCACCGAGAAGCTCGGGGGCAACTACATCAGCTTCCAGGGCGGTCGCCTCAAGATTGGCGAGGATCTGGTCCCCGGCGACAAGATGAACATCGTCGTGGTCAACTACGTCTGGGAATATGCCTACTTCCCCAACGCATACGATCCGACCAAGGTCGTCAGCCCCATGTGCTACGCTTACGGCATGGGCGAAGAGGCAATGGAGATCCTGGGTGAAGACGTTCAGTCCGACTCCTGCGCCGGTTGCCCCAAGAACGAATGGGGCAGCGCGGGCGGCGGATCGCGCGGCAAGGCGTGCAAGAACAGCAGGAAGCTCGCGCTGATGCATGTCGACTCGCTGAGCGGCAACATCGCCAAGGCTGAGATCCTGTACGCTCGCCTCCCCGTGACGTCCGTCAAGAACTTCCAGAAGGCGGCGACCGACGTTGCGAAGGTTCTCGGGGTGCCGCCGTTCGGCGTCGTGATGGAAATGTCCGTCGTCCCCAACCCCTTGTCGCAGTTCCAGGTGAACTTCAAGGTTGTCGACCAGATCAAGGACGACGCCGTGCTGGAAGCGCTGTACGTCCGACACGTAGCCCTCAACGAAGAACTGCGCACCCCCTACCCGACCAACGCTGAGCTTGACGAGCGTCGGACCGGGGGCGGCAAGGCGGGCGCGGGCGGAAAGAAATACTGAACACCTGTAGCGGGTGAAAACGCCGAGGCCACCGTGGCGTGTAACGGAGCCAGTCGGAGGGGGATCAAAATCGTGGTTGCGGTCTCCTACCCCCTGATCTGATCGCGAGTGCCGGGGCGCGTCATCCCCGGCCTTTCCTTGACCCCTACACACAAGCTCAATGTACTCCGTCATCGACTTTGAGACAGAAGAAATTGTGGACGGTTCGGGGCTGGCGCCCGTCCCCGTTGGCGTCGCAATTTACTACCCCGACAACGACAACAGCCGCTACTACGCTTGGGGACATCCAACAGAGAACAACTGTACCGTCGAGGACGGCATCCGCGCGTTGCGCTCCGCTTACCAGCGCGAGTGCTTGTTTCATAACTGCAAGTTTGACCTTGAAGTAGCGCGTCAGCACCTGGGTCTGCCCTACCCGAAGGCGTATCATGACACAATGTTCCTTCTGTACCTCGACTACCCAATCAGTCACGACCTCGGGCTCAAGCCAAACGCGGAGCGCCTGCTCGGCATGCCTCCAGAAGAGCGCGATGCGGTACGGGAGTGGCTTGTTGCTAAGGGGATCTGCCGGTGGAACGACAAGCGTTGGGGCCGCTTTATCTCCAAAGCTCCTGGCGGCCTTGTTGGTCGGTACGCAGAGGGCGACGTCAAGCGTACCTGGCTATTGTTCGACATGCTACACCCGGGAGTGCTCGGGCGGGAAATGGGTCCAGCGTATGATCGCGAACGCAAGCTCGTCCCGATCATTGCCGCGAGGGAACACGCCGGGGTGCGCATCGACCGTCAGCGCCTTGAACAAGACCTGTTCTTGTACCAGGTGTACTACGAACAGATTACTCAGCACATTTGTCAAGTCCTGGGAAAAGATGTAGACCTGGACAGCGGCGCGGCGCTGGCTGAAGCTCTGCTGAGCGGCGGTCACGTTGAGTCCCTGCCTCGGACCCCCAAGGGCCGCATATCGGTCGCCCGCAAAGGGCTCAACGCCGCGCTGCGCAACTCCCCCCTCAGCAAACTCATCGGCTACCGGGGCGCACTCAAGACGTTGATGACGACGTTTATGGGGCCGTGGCTCGACTTCAGCGCCCGCGACGGTCGCATCCATCCCGCGTACAACCAAGTCAGAGGGGAGGAATATGGTACCCGGACCGGGCGGCTCAGTTCCTCCAAGCCCAACTTCCAGAACGTGCCCAACGAGTTTGAAGGGCTCGACCTTGACGGGTTCCCTCTGCTCCCCCTTATGCGTCAGTATGTCCTGCCCGACGCTGATGATGAGGTTATCCTCGTGGGAGACTTCAACGGGCAAGAAATGCGACTTCTTGCGCACTTTGCTGAGGGTCGGTTAGCTCAGATCTATCGTGAGGACCCGACGGCCGACATTCATGAGGTAGCCGCTCAGATTGTATCTGAGATCCTCGGCATCATGATGAAGCGTAAGCAGACCAAGATCGTCGGCTTCAGCTTGGTGTACGGCTCCGGGGTTCCCCATTTGGCTGACGGTCTGGGCGTAGAATACGACCTTGCGCGTAAGATCAAGCAAGCCTATTTCAAGGGTATGCCTGGGCTGGAGGAGTTTCTTGACGACGTGGGCGGACGCTCCGAAGTGCGTACTTGGGGCGGTAGGATCATCCCCGTCGAACCCCCGCGTGCGAACCCTAACGGAGGCATCTGGAGCTTTGGTTACAAACTGGCTAACCATTTGATTCAGGGAACCGCCGCAGATCAGACCAAGGAAGCCATTATCCGGTACAATGCGTCGTCTAAGCCTGGCCGGTTCTTCGCAACTGTCCACGACGAGAACGATACCAGCGTACCGCTGGCCAAGCTCGGGGAGGAAATCGCAGTTCTACGCGCTGCGATGGAGGACTTACCCGACTTTGATGTCCCATTCAAGGTTGAGTTCAAGTACGGGCGGAATTGGGCCGACCTTACCAAAATTGAATCGCCGCCGTCTCCAGCCTCGACCCCCGCAGCGCGCAGTTCACTGCCTCAGCTGCTCAACGCCTTGGATAAGCAACAATGGAAATCAAGCGTCCGTCCCGATGGTCCTACTCCGCACTAAGCACCTACAAGGGTTGCCCGGCTCAATACAAGTATAGTTACATCGACGGCCTCTCCAGCCCGCCATCTGCTGCGATGGCTCGAGGGACGCGCCTTCACACGCTTTGCGAGGACTACGTCACCGGCAAGATTACTCATATGCCGAATGACCTCCGCAAGATCAGCCTTCGGCTTGAGGATCTACGACAGAGAAAGGCTCAAGCGGAGGCCGTTTGGCTTCTTGACAAAGAATGGTCGCCGGTGACTGACCAATCCAAAGCCTGGATCAAGGCAATCGTTGACGTACACTGGTTGGCTGGGGACGTACTCCATTTGGCCGATTATAAAAGTGGTAATTCGTACCCCGAACACGACGACCAACTCCAACTGTACGGCATCCTCGGTCTACAGCAATACTCTGAGGCCAAGAGAGTCGAGTACAGCGCAATCTACATTGATAGTGGAGCCGTTGGTGCTGTGGGCGGACTCATTCGACCGATGGCCGAGAGACTTCGTGAGAAATGGCACGGGGACGCCCTTATGATGGAGGCCGATACCGAGTTTCAGCCCAAGCCAGGCTCGGCGTGTAATTGGTGCGCTTTCAAACCTTCCAAGGGAGGCCCCTGTGTTGTTGGAAAGTGATATCGAGATCCGTGCGGTAGGCTACGCCAAGTCAATCGGCATTCGCAACGTAATCAAGCTCAACGTGACCGGCTCTGTAGGCTGGCCCGACCGAGTGTTCTTCAAGAACGGCCGAACCCTGTTCATCGAGTTCAAGCGGCCCGGCGAGCAGCCCCGTCCCACTCAAGTATTCAAGATGGACATACTACGCAACGACGGCTTCCAATGCGAAGTATGCGACAGTTTCGTTCAAGCGAAACAGGTACTGGACAACTTCTTGAAAGCGGTATAATTAGCATCTGCTAACCGTAGGAGAATGAAGTGACAACACTCATCACTAGTCTCAAGCAGTTCAGTGAAGTACTCATACAGACCGGCGAGATAGACCCCAGCTATTACATGCTGTATTCCGCCCGACGCTATTCATCTCACGGAGAGGATTGGGTCAAACGCTTCTGCGTTGCTTACTTGCTGTTCTACCACACCGGGACCGCCGCCAAAGCAGCCGACCACGAGGGCGCAGACTTTTGGCGTTGTTTGAAGGACGCTTGGGAAAATACTCGGTCGAGGGGGCCGGAACGTCGCCACTTCCGAGGGGACAAATCGTGGGACGCTCTCAAATTTTGCTCCCAGTACCACCCCAATAAGCCCGAAGACATGTTTGATGCGCCCCGATTCGCTATCAACTACAAACGGTTCCACGCCGCAGCCGCGAAGTACCCTCAGTTTGGGGACTACTTCATTTGGAAATGGAACGACTTCAGCACTTGCGTGTTCGACGACGTTCGCAATATGAATGACTGCGAGTCCTACTTGCCTGACGTCCCCAAGAAAGCTCTCCAGCGCGTATGGTCGGATCGGCATTGGCAAAATTCGTTTGAGTACCTGATCAACTTGATCAGCGACATTCCTGAGCCGTTTTGCATAATCCCCCGTCGTCCATGCGGACCTCAAGAAGCGGAGACCATTGCTTGCTCGCTCAAAGGCTACGTTCTGGAGCACCCCCCGACGTACATCGGTTACGATATTCACGAGAAGCACGCACAGCTTGAGAAACTGATGGGGGAGGACAGCTGGCTTAGCAAGCTCCTGCCGGGTCGCGTTGCCCCCTCCGAATACAAGGTTGACAAAGATGCCATCCTGGACTCCGCACGGTTACCAGCTTAAAGCGGTCGAATGGCTGGTAGCCAAGGCTACGTCTGGGCTGCTGCTGAACCCGGGCATGGGCAAGACCAGCAGTACCCTCGCCGCCATCAGCATTCTGAAGGGAGTGGGGTACATTAGCAAGACTCTGGTAGTGGCCCCCCTTCGCGTCGCCAAACTTGTGTGGCCCGTCGAGGCGCGCAAATGGAATGACTTCAATAACCTCAAGGTAGTCCACCTGTGCGAAATGGACAACGAGAAGCGGTCGCGGCTGCTCAAGGGCGATTACGACATCTATGTGATCAACCCAGAGTCGCTCAAATACGTTCTGGAGCGTATGCCCGACGACATGGACTGTCTCGTCATTGACGAGTCGACCAAGTTTAAGGACTACAGCACTCAGCGGTTCAAGGCTCTCAAGAAATTCCTGCCTCGGTTCAAGCGTCGCTTCATCCTGACGGGGACTCCTGCCCCCAATGGTCTCGAAGATCTGTTCGGTCAAGTGTACATCCTCGACTTGGGTAAGCGACTGGGTAGGTACATTACTCATTTTCGTCAGGAGTTTATGGTTCCCGACGCCTGGCAGGACTACACCTATCATCCGGCGGTCGGCGCGGAGAAACTCATTTATGAGCGGCTTGCGGATCTGCTGCTACGGATGGACCCGAAGGACCATCTTGAGATGCCGGAGTTGATCAATCGGTTCACGACCGTCGCGCTGCCGCCGTCGGCCCGCAAAGTGTACAAAGATATGGCGGACAATCTGTTCACCATTATCAAGGAGGACCCCGTGTTTGGGGTCAACGCTGCCGTCGCTGGGGCCAAATGTCGCCAAATTGGCAACGGATTCTTGTATGTACAGAACGAGGACGATTCACGGCGGGTTGAAGTACTCCACGATGAGAAAGTTGAGGCTCTGCTCGAGCTTGTCGAAGAAATGCAGGATCGGCCTCTGCTTGTCCTGTATGAGTTTATTGCTGACCGGGACCGATTGCTCGCGGTTATCCCCGGCGCGGTGGACATTACAACAACGAGGGATCTTGAGGGTACGGTCGATGCCTTTAACAAGGGGACTCTGCGCGTCTTGCTTGCGCATCCGAAGTCTGCTGGCCACGGGCTCAATTTGCAGGGAGTCTGCGACACGGTCGCGTGGTTTGGCGTTACCTGGGACCTTGAGCTTTATGAACAGGCCATTGCTCGGATTTGGCGTCAAGGCAATCCGAACCCGGCGGTGATCGTACACCACCTGATGGCCGATACTGAAATTGACCGACGAGTACAGAAAGTGCTGGAGTCGAAGGCCAAGACTCAGAACAACTTTCTCGACGCGCTGCGCGACTTGGCTAAACACCCCGCTACAGCCTCGGCCGAGGTATAATAGGAACAGCTATGGACCTACTCGACCAACGCCTGTACGCCAAGATGAACATCTTCTTCATTGATAGAGATCCCAAACAAGCCGCTATGTGGCTTAAAGACGCCCACATACTTAAGATGGGCATCGAGTCGGCTCAGCTGCTGTCGACCGCCTGGCACATTCTCAATCCTGGCGACCTACGCTGGTATGAGGGCGTCCCGTTCCTTGAAGATAAGCCCATTTACAAAAAGACCCACGAAAACCATCCTATGGCGATCTGGGTACGTCAGTCAGTTGGGAACTACAGCTGGTGCTGGCGCCACGGTAAGGCCATTATGGCCGAGTACCAGCACCGCTGGGGCGACAAGTCTAAGATCATTCACGCAACCACCTGGATACTTAACACGCTTCAGGAGCTACCCGACAACCTGCCGGACGGCGACTTCACTGAACCGCCTCAGTGCATGCCCGAGCAGTACCACGACGCGGACTTTGTGACGGCATATCGCCGCTACTACACCCACGAGAAGATCAAACCCAACATTAGCGGTATCGACAAATACACGGACCGGGAGAAGCCAGAATGGAACATCTAATTATCAAGCTTCACGGATGCTCGGGCGCGGGCAAAACTACCGCAGCGCGGGAGCTCATGGCGTCCTACGGCATCGTCTATCCTATGGACAATTTTGAGCACGCCGGTCGCCGGTACAAGTACGCACATGCGCGACGGCTGGACGGTAAGCCCGATCTGTACCTCATTGGAGACTACAGCCGACCCGGCTGCGGGGGGACCGACACGATCCCCACGTATACTGTAACAATGGAAATGGTAGACTACTTCGTCAAGTACGGTCATGTGTTGTACGAGGGTCTGCTGCTGAGTACCTACTACGGGGCACCCGGCAAGCTGACCGAGCGGTACGGGGACAGCCACCTGTTCGCGTTTCTCGACACCCCCGCCGACCTGTGCGTAGAGCGCGTGCGCTCGCGGCGTGAGGCCGCGGGCAGTAAGAACAAGTTTGACCCGCAGCTGACCCGCGACAAACACGCTACCATCGAGCGGCTGAAGACCCGAGTCCGAGCAATGGGTCGTAGGGTCGTTGAGCTCGATCACGCCAAGCAACCTGCTCTCCAGCTGAAGGGACTTTATGACGCACATGTTCCTTCCTGAGCGGCTGTCAGAGGTCCAGTACTGGATTGAGGAACGCGAGCGGGTCCGAGTCAAACATGACAGCAATGCCCCCGGCAAATGGTCAGACGACCCCGCCTTCCAGACCATACGATTTTGTAACGTCTACCGGGAGCACGATCGGGTTACTCGTTGGATCGACATTAACTGGAGGGAGCCGTTTTTGGAGCACCATATGCTCCCCCTCGCAATGATAATTGCTCGACTTGTAAACTGGCCCGATACGTTGCTCCAATTGGGGTTTCCGATCAACGGTTGGGACCCTGATTGGTTCAAGAAGGTTCTGGCTCTTCGCAAATCATCAGGGGAGAAGGTCTGGACCAACGCTTACATGGTAACGGGCGGCTACAGCGAGGGCGGAGAGTCCAAGGAAGTCATCATAGCTCGGGTGATCGACGGAGCCAATTACGCCCTCAACAATTTTCCCCATCCTGAGACCCTCAAAGGTTGGTTCCAGATGCTGTCGACGCCGGGGCTGGGCCCATTCCTCCGGGGGCAGATCATAGCAGATCTGAAGTACACCCCTGTTCTGCGGGAAGCCCCCGACTGGTGGACTTGGTGCGCCCCCGGACCGGGGTCGCAGCAAGGGCTGAACTTCTTGATGGGCAAGCCTCAAGCCAAGACCTGGCGCAACGACGACTTTATGGAGGCTATCAACAAACTGAGAGAACATCTGCCGGTCGAGATCCACGCTCAAGACGTGCAGAACGTCCTGTGTGAGTACAGCAAATGGTTCAAGTTTACTCACCTGGGTACCCCGCCCAAGAACAAATACGTGAGAGTCTAATGTCTTTTATTCATTACATTGTGCACCCCGAGGGGCAAATGGATAAAGTTGAAGGGTACATATCAGAGATAGAGGCGCGCAATCGCGCCAAAGAATGGGCGGTTAAATTGACCGGAGTCGAGATCATTATTATGTCGACCCTTGCGATCTACCGCAACGTGCCGAAGGTCGAGGAGCAAAAGCTGGAACACATGCCGGAGTCGGTTGCCCCTCTTTACCAGCGTTGACCAGCAGTTTTGGGTCATGCGGGTAAAGAGAGGCAGGCCCGTAGAGCCGCCGCCGGAGGGGTCTGTCCCTTCTACTGTCCCCCCTCCCGGCGACGCCCGCTAGCAGGCAGATTTTTGGCCGTATAGGGATCAACTATGACCGAACGACGAACGGAAACGGCGCTGGTAAATGGGTACAATATCACCCTTCCCGTAGGTGTAACCGAGACAATGAAAACCAAAGTGAAAGACTCGTACCAGAGCTTCACGCGCGACGGACTGTACCACGTGATGAGGCATATCTATGCCTACACGACAATGATGCCCCCGCTACTTAAGGAGCAACGTCCGACTCACATTTTGCACCCCTTTGGGGGCCTGGGCGGAATGGCCCAACTGATCGAACAGGTCTGCGACTGGGATGTGTACCAAGAGTTTTGGGAGCGCGATCCTGATTGCGTAGCTTGGCTCAGAGAGCATTGGCACGACGTAGTTCTCGCTCAGGACAGCATTAAATGGTTACTGAGAGAAGAGCAGTGGCTTGACCAATGGGACTGGATCATCTTCGATCTGTCCGTCAGCACGATCAAGACGCCGGGGGTCAAAGAATGCTGGGAGCGGTTCGGCCACTACTTCCGCAAGGGTACACTCAAAGCTGTTTGGTTGACGGATACAGCGTGTCACAAAATCCACCTGAACGGCCGCACCTACGCCAAGGACTTTGGGTACGATACCCCCACATCTGAGGAATACCTGCGCGCCTACGACGAAGTGATCCTCAGACCCAAAGGTATGTGCATCAACCGAGCTATGCGAGAGGCGGGATCATACTACGCGATGATCACCGCCGCCAAGCCTGAGCGATTCGGGGAGATTACTTACATGGGTTCTCTGGATTCGCTCAACCTTAGCAAGTAGACGGAGAAGTTGATCGAAGCTAGACTAGAAGGGTCGGCGGCTATGGGGGTCGCCGACACTATACGGAGAACAACATGGCCCATTTGAAAGTCGTCAAGTCCGCTACCGAAGCAGTCAACAATATCGCCCGTTGCCGCCCGCGACCCTACACAACTTACTACTTCAAGCGAGGCCAGCTCAGCCCAATCCGCATTGCTCGGTCTACCAGCCCGACCGCCGCCCTTTGCGCGGTCGTTCGTCGCATCGGAGAGGGGGAGCCCATCTACGTCGCAGAGATCATCAATTCCACCGGTAAGCTGCTTAAGACCGTCCGCGTCCATTACAGAAAAATCGAGATCAAATGAAGACACTGACCTGTCGTAACGTCAACGACGGGTTCGTGGAAGCCCTGTGGTACATGCGTATCCAGGGCGTCCGCGAAAACACCCGTAACGGTCCCGTCAGATCAGCTGAGGGGCCGGTTATTGTTGAGTTCCAAAAGCCATGGGAACGTACCCATTTCTGCGCCGTCCGCGACGCCAACCCGTTCTTCCACGTTATGGAAGCAATGTGGATGCTCGCAGGGCGGAACGACGTCAAATGGCCCGCTTCGTTCGCCTCCAACATTGCCAACTACTCGGACAATGGTCTAACCCTTCACGGCGCCTACGGGTACAGGTGGCTGAACCATTTCGGTCCCGATCAGATCCAAGAAGTTATCGACCACCTTAAAGCTGACCCCCAGACCCGTAGGGCCGTCATCAGCATGTGGGACCCGGTCAGCGACCTCAAAATGGTGGAAACTGGGGGCAAAGACGTCCCGTGCAACACGCACATCTATTTCCGACCGCGGGGCGCATTTCTCGACATGACGGTGTGCAACCGTTCCAACGACCTTGTGTGGGGGCTGTTCGGGGCCAACGTCGTACACATGTCGTTCCTTCACGAGTTCATCGCGGCGGCGACCGGCTTCCAAATGGGCAGCTACTACCAGATGACCAACAATTTGCACGTGTACGAGCAGCATTGGCCCCTTCTGGAACATCCACCTATTGCCCTTCAAGGGGCCGATCAAGGTACGCGAGTACCGCTCACAGACGACGGGTACTACGCAGGTTTGTACCGGGATCTAGTATGGTTCCTGAATGACCCCGAGGGCGAGTACAGATACCATAATTCGTGGTTCGTCTCGGTTCTCAAACCGATGTACCTGGCTCACAAACTCTACAAACAAGACAAGCTGGGCGAAGCGATTGACCAGTCGGCGCTGATTGCCGACTCAGATTGGAGCGCAGCTTGCTGCCTCTGGCTCAGCCGTCGTGCGAAAAAGAAGGAGCAACTTGATGCGTGATTTCGGAGCACTGTACCGGGCGGGGGCAGTGGAGCGGTTCCATACGATGCCGACCCACCAGCGGCAGACGATCGCAGACCACTCGTGGGGGGTTATCATGATTGTGCTGGCAATCTCCAACAACCCCAACGTCAATCTGATCAAAGCTGCGGCGACCCACGATCTGGCGGAGTCCGTCACAGGCGACCTCCCGGCCACCGTCAAATGGGACGAGCCTCAGCTTTGTCGTGAGATCGAGGCGCTGGAGCAGAAATTCGCGATCAAACACAACATTTTCCCGTATTTGGATAAGCTTGAGGAAGAAATTCTGCGCTGGGCCGATATGGCCGAGCTTGTCATGTTCTGCGAGGGGGAGATCCGGCTTGGCAACCAGAACCTGGCTGCGGTATGGCGGCGCGGTATCCTACGTTTGGAACAGATGGGGTTCCCTACCGATAAAGCTGAAGGATTTTACAATGACCACATTAATCCCGTCTGACGCTAATTCCCGCCAGGTCGGCGGTTCTCATTACAAGTCCGAGATCCAGCACTGGGACTACGTTGTAGCCAACAATCTGGACTACTTCCAAGGGCAGATCACAAAATACGTGACTCGGTGGAAGGAGAAGAACGGCATTCAAGATCTGAAGAAGGCCCAGCATTTCCTGGAGAAGTACATCCAGGTGCAAGAGGCCAAGCTAGGCCCGATTCACGCAGCACTTGATGGGGAGGCAGACTCCCGATACGTCAACCAAGATTGAACCTCAAATGGCTATCCTGCTGATAGGAACGCTCATTTATATCCTCTTGCTCGGAGCGATATTAGCGCTGCTAATGTCCAACGGCAAAGACGACGAAGATTGAGCAGGTAACGTCGGGAGACTGTGACCCCCCAACTGGATGCTGGCTCTCCATAGCTCAAAAACCAGCACCTACCACTTAATTTTGATTCCAATCATTAGCGCTGCGCGCTTCCAGACTGGTGTAGAAAGGCCCGGCAGGTCCGGCTGAACTTTCGACCAGACGCGAACCCACCGGAGCCAACGCACGACTTACGCCTTGCGCTCGGGGAGAAACACTGCGATTGCGGCAAAGACCGCAGCGACCGCATTGGTGATCGCGCTCAGCTGCTCGGGGGCGACAGCCCAACCAAACGTTGCGGTCAGACCCCCCAGACCCAGGTAGGTCGAGGGCTCTTTGAGACGATTGACGATGAAATCAAGAAACATTGGGAGCCTCCAAGGCAGTTGCGAAAAGACGAGTGAGCCAGCCATAGCCGTACCGCCCATACTTCGGATGCTTCTGGTACCGAAGTGCGCGGAGGGCCATAAACCGAGCCGGGCGACGGTCATCCCCCGACCTCATTGCGGTCAGCGTGCGCTGACCGAGCTTGCCGTCCACGGTCACTCCAACTGCGTCTTGCAGTAGAATGATCGCGGTCGGCACGCCTTGGTTGACAGCGCAGTCAAACATCAGCAGCTGCCATGTAAAATTGGGGTACTCATCAGCTCTGATTCGGCTCCAGTAGTCCCGCAGGTAGATCGCTCGCGCATCTTCCAGAGACAAATTGCGTATGTCCAGATCGGGGTACGCCCCCGCACTGATACCGTACTTGGTACCTTCAAGCTGACCCAGGCCGATTTGTCCCCCGGTCCAGTTGCCGCTGTCTTGGGGGTCGTCATCAAAGACCCCCTCGCTGTTGACAATTGCGCGGAAGCAGCGATCAAACGGGTTGACGACGACGGTCAATGGTCACCCTCTTCATGGCGAAAGGTATTGGGCCGACGACACATGCGATACCAGCGATGAGCCAGATAGCCGATCTGGACCAAAACGTAAATAATTGTTAAAGCAACAAGTATTGTATTCAGGTTAAACCCCGCAACTAGAGCCGTAGTAGCCCCAACTGCGGGGGCGCCTTTCAGCGCTTCAGCGACGACCTCGGCTTTCTGATCCATAATTACAGCTCCGCATCGAGCAGTGGGCTTGGGTCGCGGGACTGGCCGCTACGCTTCGATCGACGCTGCCGCGACGAACAGCGCGTCGATGTCGGCGTCCGACATGCCGAGCGCGGCCCCCATTGCGGCGACCGTCGGCGACTTGCGGCGGAACTCGATCGCTTCCTGCCAGGCCAGGCGCGCGAGAACAGGCGTCGACGGGCTCTGCATGAGCGCCTCGACTGCGGCAAGCTGGCCGGCAAGGTGCAGCGCGGCCCGGGCTTGGAATCGGGAAACGGGCGACGGCACAGGCACCGGGGGCTCGGGCTCGATGTCGGCCACGCCGCCCTCGGTCTGCCACGCGAGGAATTCCACATAGTCGCGGTTGCCGGGGGCGGCAGGTATGAACATCGCCTCGTCATCGGCGCCTTTGCGAATCATCCCGCTGCGCAAAATCGTATACTGGGGCATGTTAGACCTCCGCATCGAGAGCATAGTTCATAAGCCACCAGTTGCCGGCAGCGGACGGGATAGACATGTCAATTCGGAAACTACTGTTTGAAGCCGTTACTGCGCCCCCACTCGGCGTGACGTTGTTACCGCTGGCCGCCGTAGTGACGCGGTTCGCGTTCCCGGCAGCGTCAAAGAAAGTAATACTGGGGGTGGTGCGCATCACAACAGGCAGCGTCAAAGAATGACCAATGTAGGTCGTCGTGCTGTAGGTGCCAACTTGCCCTACTTGGTAGTACCGCTGGCACAGCACCAGCTCGATCGTGAGTGGGCGCTGCTCAAACTCAGTTTCGAATGTACTTTCTTCAACCTGAACATTCGCAATATCGAATGTCCCGGACTGCTGACCCAAGGAAGCTGTTCGGTCATTCCAGGTTGAACCTGCGTCGAACCAGAAAATTAACTCCAGATTATCGTTGTCGGCACTCCCCAGTACTTTGCCGACGATAGATGGTATCGCTATCGTCGCAGAAAACCTCTGCCAAGCAGTCGTAAGGTTGAACTTTTGCGACCCGATAGCGTTGACTGCGGCAGATGGCGAGCCACCCGTGCCAAAGTTTTGCGCCATTGAAATAGCAATTGGTCGTGCCGCGTCAGCCTTTGCCGAAAAACTGACGCGCGCGTTCACCCCAGAAAGAGTCCGGACGTTCTCTATTTCCTGTGCTTTTATAACCAGGTTGTTAGCGCCAGCCACGCTAGTCACGACGGTACGAGAGAAAAAAGTCGGATTACCCGGTACATCCGTCTGTCCCAGCGGAAAAACCTCCCGGGAGTGTAGCTTCGTGGAGCCTTGATGGTAGTTGATCCAGCGATCGTCCGAACCATACCCGGGCGTGCTTTGCGACGCCCCGCGCTGCCATACGGAAAAGTCGCCATTGATCAGCTTGTTCCGAAACGTCGGCTGGTAGTTTGTCAGCTGTTGAAGGGGAACAGCTTGCAAAGGCTGCGTAACGTTACCCGGCAGCTGCAGCGGACCGGTTGAAGCAAGTACGCCTGCTGCCGGTCTGTAAAACCCAAGCGTCGGCTCCGAACTGAAAGTATACGCCGGGAGCAAAGCAGTACCGTTGACCCCAGCGAGGGGGGCCGTCATGCCCCCATTTCCGGTCCGCGACAGGGAATCCGTGAGAGCATCTTTGATGTCGTTCAGCGTGTTGTTAGCCCACGTGGACGTTATCGGCGTTGCCGTCACCACCGGATTGCCGACGGGAAGGGTGTAATTACCGCTTACGTCACGCGACATTATTGGCGCTCCATGGCTGCCCCGGTCTGACCGACAGACTGGGATTCAATTTGTCTGAGATAGTCCACCAACTGCTTGGGAGTCAGATTGCCTTGTTTGCCGACAATCTCTGCGAACCGCTCGGGGTCCAGCAGCATGTCGTCAAGCTCGCGCAACGTAGACTTGCGGGTACGACCCCGCAGGAAGTCGATCAGTTGGGCCGGACCCGCTCGATTGAACGGGTTGTGCCAGCCCCGACGGAACATACTTGCGGGGTCGTCCCCGGTGGGGGGAGTGGCTTGAACCCGCCTCGGAGCTTCAGCCTGTCGCAGCCCTTCGACAAGATACCGAAGATCATCCGAAACTGGCGGAGTGAGCAAAGGACCGAAGTCATTCCGCGCACCCGCTTTGGCACGATCCACCGCATCGGCCGTTATATTGCCCATCCGTTCCCCACCGGGTCCGACGAACTTGCGGAGGATGTTCTCTGCAGCATCCGATTCCGCCACTGCGTTGGCCCGCTCCCCGTACTCATCCAGGAAGTTTTGCCATTTGTTACCCGTAGCTGTGTTGAGCTCCGAGTCAATCTTAGCAATCAGATTACGGATCTGACGCTCGCCCTGCCCCGCCTTGGGGGCCTCATCAGTCAGCCAGGAGCGCAGATTGTGCAAATGATCAATGCCGGCCCCGTTCAGTCCAATCATACGTCGAGCTTCCGTCAATGCCTTCCTGACGGGAGGCACGTTGCCGGCTCCAGTCTGGCGCATAGCGCCGATCTCAGCGTTGATAGCGCTCAGGGCTTGACGAGTTGCCGCCGGGTCTGTGTTCTTGTCGATGTCTCCAATGATCCGCGCACGAGTGGCCGCTTGATCGCTGAGCCGACCCCCGCGCTGATTGGCGACCGGCTGGAGGACGTTCGTGAGCATGCCACGAGACTCCATTTCCAGCGCGTCATCCTTGTCCCGCCATTTTGTCGCAGCGCGGCCACGACTTTGCTTCTCAAGACCGGCGATAGCGGCCGAATCCGTGGCCCCCGCTGTCGAGACGGATCGCGGAAGGGCAGTCCTACCCTGGGCGCTGAGCGCCCTATCTGCCTCTTCCTTTACAAGATCGCGCCGAACCCATTCATCCAGCCCGCGACCCTCATCGAGCGCATTTTCGACCGTCTCAACGGCTCGCTTCTGGGCCAACTTAGGGCTGTCCCTGAGGGCGCCAAACGCGCGGCCCGTCGCTTTGGCGGTTCCTACACCGGCTCCAACCACCGCCGGAGCAGCCGCTCCGAATGCTGCGCCTCGACCCACGTTTGAGCCCCGGGACTCATCGCTGGTGACGGGGGCGAGGGCACCACCCGCAGCGCCGCCCGCCGCCCCTCCAATAGTGTTGCGTGCGGAGAAGATGTTAGGATTGGCGGCAAACTTCCTGGCGCTCTCCTGGACGGCGGCTCCCATTGCTTGGGGGAGGGCACGCCCTGCGACCTTGGCTCCAGTAAGGGTGGCGGCTCCAGTGAGACCTCCAAACGGAACCATGGCCAGGGGAGCAGATTCGCCTGCACCCTGAAGAAACTCCCCGAAGGGCATTTGACCAAGACGCTCGTCACGAATCCGCCGTTGCCGGATTTGCTCATCAGTTTCTTGCTCCCCCAGACCGGTCACTTGACGCACGCCACGGGTGAGGTTCTCAAACCCGGCCGTGATGTTTTGTTGAGCCCCCTTCATAGTGAAAGGTTGCTGCTCAAATTGCGACGCAGATTTGGTGTGTACCGGCTTCGGGCCAGGCCGACGAAGAATCTCATCCATGGACCAAACGCCGCCCGTGGACAGTTGAGCGTTGGGATCTTCTCCCACAACCTCGTCAGATTCCCAAGCGTTCATTGAGCAGCCTTCCTACGAATGGTACCATCAGGGGCTTTGTACATCCCACCAGCAGGCACGGCGTTGTAGGAATCCGTGTCGGTAACCGTGTAGTCGAAACCTGGGCCGCCGTCCGTAACGCCCGCCGGGGCCGGGGTCTGTACCCCCCTTTGGGGGGCCGTGGGCGGAGGCGCGCTACCACTGGCCCCGCCCGTCCCCGGCCTGAAGGAAGGGGCCGGGGTTCCCCCCGATCCGCCAGAGGACATTTCACCCTTTAGCAGATCATGTCGCTTCTGGACGATCTCTAGAATCCCTTGAGCTTTACGCATAAGCTCGGGGACATCATCAGCCTCACCGGGGAGGTACGACAACGCAGAGGCTTTCTCCACCGCGGTGAGCGCGGAGCCGAACCGGCCATGACGGATGCCGTCAGTGATGTACATGAGCTTCTGAATGGCGTTGGCCGTCGCCGGATCGCGCATGTACTGGTTGACGATCGAACTGCCCATCCCGAACGGCACAGCGTTCTGGATGAGACCGGGGATCAACCCCGTACCCTTGCCGGGCGCAGACGACAGCTCAGTGATGGCTTCCGACAGCTGGTCCAGATCCGCCTGGGTTTCAACCAGCCCTCGACGGGTTTTCTCACTAGCAGGGTTGCGATTACCTTTCATCCCTTCGCGAGCCAGCCCGTAGTCGCCCCGCATCATTTCGGCGGCGACGGCTTGCTCAGCGCGAATGCGAGCCAGTTCGCGGCGGTTATCCATTTCCGCACGTTGGAGCGTCTCACGGGACTCCCGGTCCAACCTGCGGTCATTCAGTCGGTCCCGAATTTCCATCGCACGCTGCTCCAGCTGCATGCGTTTGTTATCCGCCCAAGCCGGGTTCTGCTGAACGTTACCTTCAGCGTCAACGTACATCGACTCGCCCAACGCCTTAGGCTGTTGGTCGATCATTTCAGTGAACCCTTTCGAGGCCGCTTGACGAGCCATGGGGATCGCCATGCCTTGCCCCAGCCACGCAAGCTTGTCCTCTCGCGTCGGCTGCTGAGTGAACTCCATAGAATGATCGACCATCGGCATAGCGTTACCGTCGTCGTCATTGGGTACCATAGGGGGCGCTTGGTAGTTCTGCGTTACTTGGCGCGCACGAGGAATCGCAGACACCCAATTGCCGAAGGCTTTCTGCTCCTGCTGCCCCAGCTGCGCTTCCTCTTGGTTGAGACGGTAGTCCTGATACTCATTCAGTCCTGCCCCAACTCCAGCACTTAGTTGTTCCAGCGGATCGGGGGCGACATAAATGCCGCTGACCATTTGACCCTGCGGAGCTTTGCGAGTGCGCAGTTCGTCAACCATTTTGCGTTGACGAGAAATGCGCCCCCGAGCCGCATCAAAGTACGGAGGCTCATTGGGGTCGGCCGGGGCGCCAACGCCCGGCATGCCGTATCCCATTCCAGGAGCAAAAGCCATGGTTTCCCCTTAGCCCATCCGGGAGCCGATTTGCGACCCGATTTGCGCCCCTTTGAACGCCCCCGCAGGACCTCCAGCCAAGAACCCGCCCCCGGCCCCAAGAAGAGTGGTTCCTGCTCTAATCAGTCCGCCGCGACGATTGCTACGAGCCGCTTGTTGAGCGTTGTACCGCTGGATGGCCGCCGCGTCTTGATCTTGACCAGCTTGGTAAACTTGCGCAGCGTCGAACTGCGTACCCGTGTTGAAATTCTCAAACTGGGGCTGCATACCTTGCTCAGTAGCTTGAAACTGAGCGTATTCTTGCATCGGCAGCGAGCGGCGGCGCAGGGCTTCGCTCAACTGCTGAGCGCGAGTCTGATTTTGCTGAGTAGCCAACCCGGACTGACGATCCACGAGGTTCCCCGACACGTCAACCGCCGACAGCAGCGCTTTGCGTTCTGCGTCGTTCTCGCGGATGCTAATGTCCTCGTTGGTGCGCTGAGACAACCGAGTGTTGCCAACGTTGCCCATTGCCGACAGACGAGTTTGGTCCCGCTCACGAGCGCGGTCGAGTCCCGGCTGGAGCGCCCCCATCATAGCGTCTTGGACTTCCTTCACGTATCCAAACTCGCCCTTGGAGGGGTCAACCGTGGCGTAGTCTACCATGTTAGGGTTGAACTCAGACATTGCGGTTTCAGACGCACGCCCCATCAGCCCGCCTCGGGCCGTCCGAGACTGGTCTAGCAAAGCCTGGTCTTGCGCGTTCAAACTTGTGGTCTGAGTCCACTGGCCATTCGGCCCCTCGTTCCATTGTACAGACCCCCAAGGGTTGACTTGGTTGGGTCGGTTGGTACGAGTCTGCTGCTGAGCCGCTTGACGGCCCAGATCCGCTTGCTGAGTAGCAAGCGCAGCGTAATCAGGTGCCGGCGCAGGTGCCGGCGGCGGCGCTGCTGGCTTTTTGGCCATGTGAGGTTCCTCTTGCCCAACGGGCGCGATTATACGTGGCCCGGCTTAGGCAGTAAAGCTCGCCGGTACGACCAGGTCCATACCAATCTTGAAGTCTGCCTTCGTTCACGAAACCCAGCCGTTCTAACTGCTTACCCCAAGCTACGTTGCGAGTATCTGTGATAGAAGTGAGGCGAGTACGAGCATTGTCGGCAAAGCAGAAATCGCCAATTGCTCGCAGAAACCGACGGTTGGCCCAACGCTTAGAGTGATCCGTGACCAAAGTAAGCTCGACATTGTGTTCCCCCCAATCCGAAAGGGCGCAAATGGCCAAGGCAAAGCCGAGGTCGTCAACGAGCGTGATCAAATATGAGGTACGCGGAGAATGCGACGAATCCAGCTCCTGATTGAGCAGCCAGAAGAAGGCAGGCAGCTGATCGTGCACAACCTTCACAGCACGCCTCCCGACTCAGTGAGCCAGTCTGTGCTAACCCAATAAGTGTTGTACAAAGAGCTGATACGGATACGGACTGTGATAGCCATTCCGACTCCGCGCGATTGAATCCAGTACCGGAGGACATTTAGCGAACCGCCCCATGTGCCGCTGTCCCAAAATCCCGTATCCCATAGCCCAGAAAATATCGTAGGCAAGGGGACCGTTGCCGGTTGGGTGGTAAGGTCGAAGTCGAACAAAGTAATTGCGTTCAGCGAGTAGGGGCCATCCGTCACAAACGTCGGTCGGAACATCTTAGGATGCTTTTGCTGACCGGGCGCGTCAAAATAATTGAAAGCTTGGATAACTTCAGCTTCTATCGCGCTGCCCCCGGCACCTACCCGAGACACGTTATCGGCGTTGTAGTACCAACCGCGGTATACAATACTACCGCTGGCAAAGTACATTTCTCCATCCATCAACCCGAAACACGTTGCTGCGTACCCTTTGAACGTACACCAAGACCGCAGAATCGTGTTACTGACAACTTGGTTTAGATCAACAGGCCCCGGTACGTTGATCATGAGCATATTGTTCGCGGGGTACACGAACGGCTCCCAACCAAAGTTTGCTCCGTGCTCAGTTGTTAAATCAGCAAGAAGTTGCTGAATCTTGGCGCTGTAATTGTTGTAGCGGGATTCGTTGACCTTGGTTGACGCCAGAGACTCGCTGAGGGCCACAACGCCCTTTTCGGTCATAATGACCGCTTCTCCGCCAAGTTTAGTGACGCAACGTCGCCCAATCGGGGCGCCAATGTAGTACACCCCTTGTAGGGTAAAATCTGTACCAGGGTCGATGCCGCTGAATACGGCAACTTCGCCCTCGCTACTGATCGCAATTAAATGGTCGTCCGCGCCGTCGCCATCGTCAATAGCCCAAGTGTGAAGGGCCATCAAATAGCCGCCTCGACTGAACAACGGGCCAAAGTCAAACTCTTCCATTGACCCGTACAGTACTTCAACGGGCAAATACCAACCAGAACTGCTGTTCTTTTCTACAACCCAGATCCGCCGTTGGTGGATCGTAATGTGAATCGCGTTCTTGGGGTCGAGACCAAACCACTGATTTGCTCCGCCCCCGGCACTGATGCGAATATAAGCGGTACCGTTGTACCAAATTGCGTCGTCAGCCCCGTTGACCGCTAGCATATGCGAGCCGGCAGGATTGGCAAAGTTGACAAACTGCCAACGAGCGTTCGTCAGACCAGTAACCGCCGCAGCAGGCGCATTGCTAGAAATGCTAGCGTCGTACATAGTGCCGTTGGTCGACACTGCCCACATTTTGTTAGTGCCGTCTTGGGCCGCGTAGGTTAGCAGCGACTCAATGCTACCGGCCATGCCGGTAGTCCATTCTTGGTAGCCTTTCCGCATCACTGCCCCGTAGGGCTGCGGATACATGTTTTTCATCAGGACAGCGTCCTGAGTAGGCATGTTAGCAATGGAGTCGTACGCATTGAGGCCCCCGATGGGGGCAGCAATGGTCGTCGCCTTGCTGACGGCGCGGATAGACTGAGAAAACAGACCGTCGATCACGGGATGGGCCAGTTACCGTCAGGCAAGCTATACGGTCCAATTAGAATGGATCGCACTCGCGGGGCCATGTTCAGTACCGGTGCCCCCTTCTCCTTACCGGTCAAAGTGGTAAAGACAGTGAGGAAATCTTTCAGTACCGCGTCAGTACTCAAACCTTTTGCCTCAAAGAATCGGAGCTTGACTAGTTTGACCAACAGCCAACAATCAAGCAGAGGAATCTGAGAATCAAGAGTCACAGAATCTGTATACGTCGCAGGCGAGCCGGGAACTTCCACCCAAGTTTTCTTGATGTACTCCATTGCCAAAGTCCACGGAGTCGCGCCAGGAACGGGGTGGACATAGAAGCGATCTTCCATCACTCGGAAGCGAAGCCGTGGTCCCTGAGACAGCAGTCCACCTTTGAGCCATTGCCATTCTTGGGCCGACTTAGGGCCCATCAAAGGCCAATGGTTAGTCCGATCCCATTGCGTCTGATCCAAGTAGTACAGCCAATCATTTGGCATACTGTAATACTGGGTACCAGAGACTGTCGTGATCAGCTGCTCCCCTCGCAGTTGTTGCCACGGGTAGCCAAGGGTCAGATCCGCCCCTGAGCTATTCAGCAGAGCAAGAAGCTGAATAGTTTGGGTATCAGTGTTTGTGACAGAGACGGTCGGAACCAGTCCCAGCTCACCAGCCGCCTGGTTGATGATCCAAAGGCCTGTGTTCCGACGCATCTGTTACCTCACTTGGCGGGGGTTGCCTTGACGGCTGCAACCTTGCGCTCGGCGGCGATCATGGCAATCTGCTCCTCCAGAGCTTTGATGCGATCGTCCCGCTCCGCAAGCTCGGCGTCACGCTTGTTCTGATCGGCTACCCCTTTGGAGGCGTCGAGGAACTTGCGAGCTTTCTCACGAAGGGCAAAATTGCCCATCATTTTCTGAGCCAGCTGATCAGCCATTTCGGCCAGCTGCTCAACGGTGTGAACGTGCATCGCTTTGAGCTCAGCAGTTTGGGACGGGGTGACGCCCGGCAGACTGTCGAGCGGAGTGCCGACGACAGCTTGGTCCATCCCGTCTTTGTACCGCTTCCATTGCTCGGGCCAGCGCTGCTGGTAGTGAAAATTGGCTTCCGTATCAATCATCGTGTTGCGGTCGCCCGGCACGTGGATCTGGACGTAATCCACATCTTTGTAGATCGCACGACCTTCCTGTTCCGACTTGAAGGTCTGCTTCACTGCGCGGCGGTAGAACCGCACGTGGAGCCGCTTGTCCTGCTGGAACACCGGCTGAGCGAAAACGTCGACATCGACGGGGTTGTCGTATGGCATGTTATTTCCTTCTGGGCTGTGGCGGTTAAACTAAGTTGTTAACTAGCATCGTGTATTGTTGCTCATATTCGTCGGCGTAGTCTTGTAATTGCGTTTGCAACGCTACGCCGGTATTAGCAGACACAATGATTTGTCCAAACGATTGGTCGGCAAATTTCACAAGAATTGTGTAATAGGGTGGCTCAAAGTCAATGACGCCAACCGTTGACATAATTACACCGTGCGGCTCAGCTTGACCTTGACTTGGCCAGCCGCCACGGCGGTCGTGTCGGAATCGGCCGCGCCGCCGGTGATGGCGATGCCCAGACCCAGCGAGAACCGCAAACCAAGGTAGCCAAGCGACAGCGGGGGAGCTACACCAGGCACGCCGGCAATTGCCGCCGGAATCGGGATGATCATCTCAGGAACGTCGGTACCAACCGTGGGGGCCGTAGCCTTGTTGTACAGCTTGACGTAAGCTGCGCCTGCGCCCGTGTTGGTGGCGTAGAACGATTGAAGGCCCGAAGTGCCCGTAATAATCAGCGCACCGTTGGTGGTCGCAGCGCTGTTCAGGAAAAACGCCGTGGCCGGGACCGGAGGTACGCCTGCAGTGGTGACCGTGGCGATGTTCCACGTGCCCGATTGAGTAGCGGCAGAAGTGCCGCCTTGAAGGACTACGGGACTGGCCGCCGAAGCGTCACCCGACGGACGGGCCAGCATTTCGACGCGCTCGCGCTCATAGTCGAAGATGCGAACAAACGACACGCGAAGATCGGTGCGCTTGAGAATCGCGCCGCCGCAGTTGACCGACCCGAAGTCCGCCGGCAGCACTCGCTGATGCGCATACGGCAGCACCAGCGCCAGCGTCGTGGTTGCAACGTTGGCAACTTTCCACGGGCCGTCCACGTCAAGCGACGCGCCCGCGACCGCTTCTCGCACGCTGACTGCTTGAACCGTATCGCCAATCGACAGACTTGCCCAGTTGGTGTTGCCGGTCAGCACCAGTTGGCGAGTACCGTCGGACAGCGTCGACAGTACAGCAGTCTGCGCCACGATAACCGATGCGCCAATCGCGGACATCAGGTTGCCGCCGTTGACCTTAGCGACAAAGCCGCCATAGGTGGTAGCGGTGCCGGCCGTACCTTGGATGATGGTGAACGTGTTCGCGTCCACAACCGAAGCAACCGCAGTCGCTACCAGCAGGTTGGGGAACGAAGTAGCCGTCTGATCGCGGTTGCCGTAGATGACAACAGGATCGCCAAGCGCAAGCCCGTGCGGGGTCGCCGTGACGTGAGTCGCCGTCGTTGTGCCGGACTTCGTGGACGAAACAATTTGAGCGCTGGGGACGGTCAGCGAGTCATTGTTGGTTGTACGGATGCGAAGCTTGTACTGGCGACTCGGGTCGGGAACAACTTGCGTACGAAGCAGCCGATTCGACGTCTGCGTCAGAGCGTCCGGGGCACTGTCGTACCATTGAATCCTGTCGGCTTGAATGTTGAGACGATACTCGGTCGCCGCAGCAAAGGCGTAAGTGTTCGCAGAGTTGATCAGCTGCGTCGAAGCAGTCGTGCCGACAGTAACCGAATGCGAACCTCCGGCCGTACCTGACGGAAACGCATCGCCTGCCTCGGAGCGCGTGTACAGGCTTGCGTTCGTCGCGGTGCCGTTCTCGAAGATCTGCGACACGCCGTTGACTGCTCGGCCCAGCCGCTCGCGGAAGTACACGAAGCCCTTGGCGCCTGTAGGCTCAGTGATCGTCTGCGACGCAATGGTGCCGCCGGGGCCGGCCGTGCAGGTGAACTGGTTGGGCGCGGGGACGCTCGCCACTACCAGCGACGGGTAGTTGGCAACAGAATTGCTGCAGTTGCGGATACCGATGGACTTGCCGACAGTCAGTCCGTGCGACAGAACGGTGGTGACCGCCAGCACGGTCGTGGTCTGAGTGATCGATGAGATTTCCAGATCGTCTACATCGGGTAGAGGATGTTCAACGCTGACCATTTCAAACGAGAATTCTTGACCCAGAGTACGCTGCGACAGCGACGCTCCAAAGGCCAGTTCGATTGGCATATCGTAGTTGCCAACCGTTTCGATGAACGATTCGTTGCCCGCCGTCAGCGGGTCTTTGGAGATGACGAGGTAGCTTGACGCAACCGCGTTACCATCGACGTAGATCAGGTCGCCGTCTGCTTTGGTCTCGTTCCAACGGTCACCGTTGGGGACGTAAACCTCAAAGGCGTCTCTGAACTTGCCGGTGATGTTTGATGTCGTGACCGGGAGAGGGTCTTCAGGCGACGACGCAACGGGCACGCCGTTGCGCATAAAGCATGCTACGTTCGTTGACATTCAGAGCCCTCCAAGACTCGGGGGCCGAAGCCCCCGAGGTTGCCAGTTACAGCGTGCGGTAGACAGTCGGGTAGTTGAACACCGCGGCGGTGTTCGCAGCGCCAGTGGCCGTGGTCGTGATGACCAGACCCACCAGTTGCTCCGAACCTGCCGTGGCGTCATCGTCCAGCGTGCCGGCCGTGGCCGTGGTGTTCAGCAGGGTGTTGCGGACGCACGAGGCGGCCACACGAACCGTACCGATGCCACGAACCAGCAGCCAACCCGCGCCCGAAGCCGGGATGGAAACGCCTTGGGGAGCGCCGACCATGCAGCCGACCGTACCACCATCCGTGCCCGGAGTGGAATTGGTCGTATTGAGCATCGTAGCGACAAAGCCCGCCCGAATACCCGCTGCGAATCGGTCGGTGATGCCGCTGGCGTCTGCTTGCACAAACACGTACTCGTTGCCGGCAATGTCGAACCCCCGGTCGCCAAGACCGAAGGGCGCCTGACCAGCAGCCAGCTGAGCCGAGGTATAAGCGTTGGTCGGGTCGAGCCCAATAAGAGCGATAGCCATGTTCTTACTCCTTGAACTTGCCTTGGAACTGCAGGCCCGACGAAGTCAGGTTACCGGCCCAAGCCATGATCTGCACAGAGGCGTCCTGGTTAACGCTGTAGCGTTGACCCGGCGACAGCGGAACCATGTTGCGGTCGCGGTGCGGACGGTAGTGAATGAACTTCGTGTTCAGGAAGTACATCTCCTGTGCGTTCATGAAGCCGCCGATACCGCCGTCAAGGATGACGTCGCAACCCATGAATTTCTGGCTGACAAAGCCAAGGTTGGCATCTTCCGTGGACGTAAACCGCTGCAGAGCCTGCAGACTTTGCATGAACAGCGCCCAGTAGGTGTTGTCCATGATGATCAGGTCGCAACGATCCTGACCGCGAACCAGCTGGGACCACAGACGGTTCATGTACGTCTGGATGTTCGCCGCAGTGGTGGCCCCGCCGCCGTCCGAAGTGGCGTCGAACACTTTGGAGCGCCAGAAGGCCCACGTACCGCGATCAATGCCGCCGACAGTGCCGGTAGTCGGATCGCTCGGAACCTGCACTTGCAGACCGGTCAGGGTCTTGCCGCCGAAGCCAGTGCCGTCGCTGTAGATGCCCTGGGCGATGTAGTTCGCCATGGTCGATTCCGCGACGGTCATGCGCGCTTCCAGCAGATCGATGATCTGCTCTTTGCCGGCGTTCTGGAGTTGCTCCAGGCCGCTGATCGTCACCGGGACGGCGATCTGCTTGATATCGAACTGCGCGGCGCTGATGACGTCTGCTGCCGCGATGCTCAGTGCCTCGTAGCCCGAGTACCAGCTGGCGTTGCCGTTCTCAGCGAACGACAGTTCTTGCAGGATCACGTTACCGCCCGAGAAAGGCTTGGTGTTCCCGCGTTGCTTGAGACGCGACAGGAGCGCGTTGTTTTTGGTGACGTTGTCTGCGATCTGACCGCTGCGCGACTGGATCGTCGTCGCAATGATGTCGCTGATAGAGCTATTGGCGAATGCCACTATAACCTCCGGGGTTGAAAAGGGGTCAAAACGGTGCTCGGCATCTCACCGGTGGGTCCTTGGACTCCGGTGGGTTCCCCGAACAGGAACCGCTTCAACCCCCAGTGCTGGCTATCGTCAGATGCGGTTTGTAGCTTGCTCAAACGCCGCTGCGATAGTGCCCCGAAGATCTGCTCCATTGGGTTGCCGTGGCCCCACGCCTCCTTGTGTCGGCGCACCCCCCACGCTGACCGAGGCGTTCAGTGCGCGCTGGGCTTGGGCGTTTGCCGAAGCTGCGTGCTGCCTAGTCTGCTGCTGAGAAACTTGCGCTTGGACCCGCGAGGATAGCTCAGGGTTCATGGCTACGGCCCGAGTATACGCCTCCGCCGGTGACAAGTAAACCCCCCGCCTAGCTTGGATTTCGATCAGGTCTGCCATGTCATCCCGGACAGTCTCAAAGTCTGGGAAATTCTGGGTGTCCTGCTCCATCTGCTCGACGGTAGTGCGAGCCTCGTTGCGCTCGGCAATCTCCATTGCCTGAGAATGTCGTTGCTGCTGGCTCAGAAACTGCTGTACCGGAGCCAGCCGCTGCTCGACAATCTGCGCCACTCGGGCTTCCACCGGATCTGGCGGGGCTCCGTCAGCCACCAGCGCCCGGTCAAGCTCAGTGAAGTCAATGCCGTAGTCCTTGATCAGTTGCGCCATGGCCTTCGCCCGCTGGGGCATCGGGGCCGACGACAGGGTGTAGTCGATCTTCAGCATCTGATGGATCGCTTCCACCGGGTTCTGATACCCGTTGGACTGAATACGAGCCATGAACGGCGACACCACTTGCGCAAACTGCTGCTGGAACTGGCGAGCACTTTGCGAGACAGCAATGGCTTGGTCGGCCATCGACTCCCTGCGGTGAACCTCCTGACGCGCCTCCAGCGGAACCTCAGCCCATTTAGCCTTGGCCGTACCGCGCCATGCGGCAGGCGGTCGGTCCACACGGCTGCGGCGCGACTCGGCCGAAGCTGCGTCACTCTGCGGGGCCGTAGAGCCGTCGACGGGCGGGGTCTGTCCGGTCGTCTGGCCGTCGGGCGCGGCGGGCGGCTCGGCCTGGTCCGTTTGGCCGACGGGCTTGTCGGACGGGGGCGAGGCCCCTAGAAGTCCCCCAGCATTGTTGTTTGCTTTGCCAGCGGCAGCAGGCTCAGCAGCATTCTGGTCCGACGTACCAGAATCAAATGACGACGTTTGCGCGGGGGCAGACGTACCAGCATTGCTTGCAGGGGTTTCCGCCGCACTGACGGCTTGTTCAAGAGCTTCACGGAGTTCAGCAGCCATTTTTCATGGTTCCTTTCCGGCGCAGGGCTTGCGCCATTTTGTTCGCCTGCTGGGGACTGACAGGCTTTTTGTTGGGAGCGGGTTTCTGCGGCATTTTTGTCATAGCAAATTATCTCCATCCGGGGGGATGTCATTTACAAGATCGCCTGGGGCTGCGGCGGGTCCGTCAGGGAGCAAGCGGGGACCCCCTTCATCAATCAGCCCTCGGATTCGCATTGCGTTGATGATACGATCCACCAGTCGCTGATTGCCGTTGTTAAGCTGCTCCTCAAGCATAGTGATCAGCCGCTCGGCGTCGGCCATAAGCTCGTTGTTTGCGAATACTGCGTCCGCTATGCGATGACCCGTGAGGTCTTCAAACTCCCACATCTGCTGGGTCAACGGGCGACCAAAATTGACTGCTTGAGGGGCGACAGGAGCGGCCTGAACAGGAGCGTCGTACACGTTGCGCTCGCCGCGCAAAGCGCGCATAACTCGATGTGCTGCTTCGCGGTCGTGGCCACCTTCTCTGATATCAAGTAGTAGCTGGTTCCAATTATCGCCCTGCCGATGAAGCGCTTGTATGATATCCCTTCGATCCAAGGTGCGAACAAACCGGCGCTCGTCAGGATCTAAGAAATCCATGTAACGTAGTCCATCAGCTACGTTCATAATTTCATCAGGATTAAACTTGTATTCAGTTTTGGGAACCTTGTCCGCCAAACGATTCAAGTCTTCATCCGTAATCCATCTACCCTCTTTGTCAACGGTACGCAGATTTTCAAGTTCTTGCGCTACGCCCTCGGGCAAATTGTCGTTGAGGGGATCCAAGGCATCTGCTACCTTGCTCTTGTCTCTTAAACCGTACGCATAGGCGATCGGGTCTTGCCGGGACATGTTCGCAAAGCGGTCGTTTACGAAGTCAGGCTCGGGGAGGCCGACCGGCTCGATCAGATTGATGCTGTCCGGGTTGGTCTTACGCAGGAAATCCTGCACTTTGGCCAAATACTTGTCGGGGAAAGAGTTGCCTCTACCCATTGCCTGGCTAATGTTGCCCATACCTTCAGGATCTGCTCCTTGGGGACGGCGGTATCGGTACAGGTTGCCTTCAGCGTCAATCGTGACGTTGGGCATGCCCTGCGCGTCTCGCAGAGAAAGAATGCGCTTCTCGCCGCGCTCTATCATCGCACAGTAGTTGCCGACGCAGTGCCCCATAAGATCGCCTTCAGCTCGCAGCTGATTGTGATTGGGAGGGATCTCCACCCATTTGGAGCCGTCGTCGTACTCCAGCCCTTTGAACGCCGGCAAGTCTTTGGTAGATTGAGCGCTGATAGTCTTGGGCTCGTCAATCGCAGACTTAACCAAACGCTGAGCCGCGTCCGGGATGCCCACCTGAATGCGACCTTGGTTGTTAAGAGGGATCTTGCCCGCGCGCAGTTCCTCGGCAATAAGCTCTACCATGCGGGGGAAGCCCAGATCGTCAATTCTTTCTTTGAACTCCCTTCTCATGTAAGGGTCGCCGTCCACCGGCAGAGTATGAATGGCGCGCTCGCTGGGAAGCTTCTCCATCCATTCTGGAAGCTCTACCCCTGCGTCTTTGCTGGTCGCAACGTAGTTTCTTGCGGATTCCGGTCGAACCACCGCGTCGGTGATATTCTCAAACAAGATCCCGCCGGTAAAATCGTGGTTTCCATAAGGGTCGGTTGCGTCACCAATTTTCTCCGGGTTGTCAAAGGTGTTCTCCAGAATGCCTAGACCCTTCTTTTGAGCGTCGTCCAGCGTTGCGATGTCGCTGGCTTGCTGTCGATTCTCTTTGGATGCTATGTATACCGCATCAGTTTCATCGCTGGGGTCCGCGCCGCCCCAGCCCCCGCCTTGAGTGTACTTGTCAAATTGATCATACGTCATGTGTCCCCGGTTAGGGTTGTACGGTACGTTGGGCCGACCAAGCGAAGCTGCCTTGACGGGGTCATCCTTGGTACCCCAATCATTCTTGAGGTACTTGCCCATGGTACCGGTGATCCAGTTGTCCAGCGCGGCATCCTGCGTCGGGTCGTCCATCTTGGGACGCTTGGACCGCAGATAATCCGTAATGAACTCGATGTGGCCCGGGGCCCAGTTGCCACCCTTGCCCTTGATGATCTCTGCCACCGGACCGGAGCCGACAACCGCCTGCTGGATCTCACGAGCGCCCTGCTTGATCCCCTGAGGAACCTTGGCTGCGACCTGCTCCAGCCCCTTGCTGACCGCTCGGCCCGCAGCTTTGTGAGCTATGTTGGCAACGGGGGCCGCATCCATGCCCAGCAGCATCAGATCCGCCACGCCTTTCTTGCGCCCGGTCTTCATCACCGGGATTTTGGACATTTCCGGCATGCGCATGGGCATATCGCCATACGCGAGGTTCTCAGCCTCTTTGTCGGCGTCCCCGATGAAAAGCTCGCCCAGCGGGTTGTCCTGCGTAGTCTTGAGCGGCTCGCCGCCTTTGGACATCCAGGCCGTGGTGCCCTTGGGCGTCGGCTCCTTCAGCTTACGCAGCGCGTTGGCGATCCGCATTCCCAGCGGATTGGGCTCAAGGTTCTCGATCTTGCCGGTTATTTCCATCGCTTGTTCACCTCATGAATGATACGCTCTTTGAGCCCTGCGTCGGGAACGTAAGGAGTTTGGGATAGCTTAGGGGGCAACCCCTTGAGTTCAGCCGAGGGCACCACATCATGTATACGGCAGTGTTGCCTGAGCCCGGCTCGTCCGGTGTATACTTTCCCATCAATGGGTGACACGAAGTCGGGAAGATCGGGCAAGATGGTTGCTGTTGACCCAGGTTGCCCGTAATATTCATCTTTGGGCACCAGTTTCCCGTTCACTTGAACCCAAGTCTTGCGAGTCATTATTGCGTCCTTTGCGGTCCACGGCCGCCACCTTGGGGTTGTACGGTGGGATTGCGCATTTCGTTCATTAGTTGAACGGTATCCAGCTGCATCTGGTTCTCGGCTTGCTGAGTCTTGACCTGCTGCTGTAGCTGCGCGTCTTGCATCTTGGTCTGGCGATTGATCTGAGCTTCTTCGCGCTTGAACTGCATCTTGTCCGTATGTTCTTCCCGACGCATCTGCTGCTTGTCGCGCTCGCCCTGGATCTCAGCCTCGACCTTCTGCTGCTCAGGATCGGGGGCTTCCTGCTGGCCGCCCTGGCTCTGCTGCGACATCAGCACTTCCAGCTCCCGGTCGATCATGCCTTCAATCTCTTTCGCACCCCGGAAGCCTGCGACGCCGAACTTCAGCAGGCCGACAAGTAACGGCAGCGCTTGCGGCATTATCTGGGCCACGGCAGCGCCTTTCTCCAAGTACTGGGACACCGCAGTGAGGAACTCAGTCCGTTCCAGCTTTTCCTGCGAATAGTCGATCTGAGCCAGCGAGTCGCTGGTAATCTCAATACGCCACTCGAATTGCTCTGCGTTCTGAATAAGCTGAAGGGCCGGTTCGGCAAGTTGGGCGTCATCAGTGAACTCGATGCCAGACCTGGCAATGAAGATATCAGGAGTAAAATGCTTGGCCATGATCTCCGCTTTGATCCGCAGAATCTCAGCGGCAAACTTGGCTACCTCTCCTTGAAGAGACTGAATGCGGATCGAAGCGAATTGAGCCTTGATCTGTTGTGCCCCAAGCGTCTCAGAAGCCTTCGTAGCTCCACGAACGATGTCAGCAATGCCAGTGAGTTCGTAAATCTGTTGCTTGATGTCTTCCCGAGCCTCACGCAGTCGCTGCAGCGCGTTAACGACTTGTTCGAGAGGAAGCCACGACGTAGCTCCATCAATTCCGCCAGACTCGGCAAACGCTGCCCAATTGGCGACAGGAATGAGAATGTTATCCACACCTTCCTGGAGCAAACGCTGCACACCTTCAGCTGACTGGTCGTAGACACCCACAGCCTTACACGCGTCCGTGAGCCGGTCGATCCGGTCGTTGACCTTGTCCAGTTCATTGTACTGGTCCTGGATGAAGTAATGATCAGGGCGCGGGACGCAGTTGGACGTCGTCAGATTGGCGAACATCGGAGTCGGGCACGGCTCAAACCCTTTCAACTGCAGCGGGTCGTCCCGTTTGTCCAGCATCGTTTTATGCGCTTTGGAAAGCCACACTACTTGGCGTTTCTCTCGGTCCCAGATCTCATAGATCTGAGCCTTTTGCAGCGCATCGTTCTTCGGTGCGTTAGAGTCGGTGATGTTCTTCTGCTGGGGTGAGTAATCCAGCGGGACTTCCTTGCCCTTTTCCTCGCCAAACCGCTTCACCAGCGCGTCGCGGTCCATGTATACGCGACGCCCAACCCAGCGGCGGTCGTTCCACACGCGGCAGGGGGAGTACAGGAAGTCCTCCCAATGAACGTGCTCAACGATCACGTTCTGCTTCGCGACAATCTTGTACGGCTGCGCTTCCAACCCCAGCTGCTCGTTGGCAGGGATCATTTGATCTTGAGTTTCCGTCTCCAGCCGTAGCCACGCAGCGGCCATACCTGGCACAAGCCGATCCTCGACGGATTGTTGCATGATCGAGTCAAACTCGTCATTGGGGTCGTCTAGATCCGCAGAAATGGAACGCTGAAGCATGACGCCGGCCACTCGGGCGACATCGTCTTGGTAGTCCTTCCATTTGCGACTAACGTCGGGGCGCGGCGTGCGCGAGTACAACGCGCTCTTCAAAATGTTGACGTTGGAGTAAAAAATGTTGAACTTCTTCTCAGTCGTCTCCAACGCATCGCGCTCGTCCAGGAACCGACGCACGACTTTGCGACCCCGCTCGTGGAACTTGTACAGTTCCTTCTCAGCGTACTGGATCTCTGTGATCCATCGCTCGTACTCACCCTCGGGGGTCCTCATCAGCTCGTCAATAGAGCTGATCTTGCCCGCGCTCTGAGGACTTGTGTCCATTGCCATTGTTAAATCCTTTTGTTGAAGCCGTAAGCTCGCCGTGCGGCGTGGTCTGCCCAGAGATTGTGAAGGCTAAATTCCGCAGGCTTGCTGAAACTGTTGGTAAGCTCCAACCCCTGATCCGACCGAGGGCTGACCATGCACATGTACCGGAAGGCGTCAGCGTAGTGGCTGGCCCAGTCGTGTACGGGGCGGTCCATGAACATCTTCAGATCGATGTTCCACTCACGTCGGTAACTCTTGAGCGCCTCGACAAGCGTGTCCGTCTGCGCCTCGGGGGAGGTATCAATCGTGACCGAGGGGAACACCTGCCTAGCTGCGCTAATGCCATCCCGCAGTTTGTGGTTAGGAACAATGCGAAGGATCGGCGCACGGACACCCTTCTCCATGAAGAGTTCAACAATGGACTTGCCCGTCTGAAGGTTCTTGGCCTTGGCGTCGTGGGGCAGCCAGACGTTCTTGTACTTCTTCACGGGGAAGGAGTGCAAGTAGTCGATGTGTGTATCGATGGCCGCGCCCGAGGTAGCGTAGCAATGGACAATCCTGTTCTCGCCGTCGGGCCGGTGCTGCCAGAATAGGCTGACCGTAGCGTCGGTGAAGCCGAGGTCATAGATCACGGAAGTGGGGTAGTCCCAATCCGTTTCCGGGAATTGTCTGACTCGTCCCTCACGCTCCAGCAGCGTCATTTCGTCGGCCCAGATGGCCCCGACTAGGGCAGCTTCAAACGAACACTCGTACTCCTGCTCAAACTCCTCACGCGACATCTGTTCGCGCAGGGTCTGTAGCTCATCAGCGGCAATGATCCCCGACTCGCTGGCCTTGAGAATCATGCTGAAGTACTTGGTCGGGTTCGCCTGCGCCGTTTTCAGCAGTTCCCAGAAATGGTTCTTGCCCTTGGGGGTGCCGGCAAATACCGCCCACCCCTGACGATCTGACAGCGCCGGCGCAATGATCTCCGGGTACACGTTCGGGCGCTGGATAGAATACTCATCCAGTACGACTCCATCGAGATACATTCCACGTAGCTGGTCGGGGTTGTCGGAACCAGCGACAAAGAGCTTTGCCTTGTTGTACTTCAACGTGATCGTCAGTTCGCTCTCGGACGGCGGCTTGTCCCAGAAGGGCCGTGAGTATTCTTTCAAGTATTCCCACGCGTTCCTCTTGGTTTGAGTATACGTCGGGCCCACAAACGCAAATTGGGGTCGCGTTTTCGGGCACTCCATCATCCCCATGATGAGGTCATTGCCCAGACCCACCGTCTTTCCCGCTCGCCGGTGCGTACACAGTACCGCATACCGTTGGTAGCGGTTGTGGAAGCTAATGAACTGCTTCCGGGGGACGTATGAATACTCTGGCTGAGGGGAGGACATCAGTCGTTGGCCGGGACGTCAATGATCTTTGCGTCGTCCACAGGTTGGTACGTGACGAGATTCCGCTTGGTCAGCCAGGGCACGTTCCATTTAACGTTGTGATTGACCTCCGCCTCCACCGTTTGCGGGATCATTTTGCTGAACAGGGGGTAAAACTTGGAGGGATTCTGGTCCGCCCATAGGGCCAATCGGGGGACACCGCCAATTAGTTCAAATGCCTGTTGGAAAGCTTTAGCAGCTTTCTGAGTTCGCAAAGGGGCCGGTAGGGCATTCTCCCCTATCAGCCCCAGGTCGAGCATCTTTTGCAGTTCGGGGGACACACCACCACCCTCGTCCACAAGTCCTGCGGGCCATCCCGCAAACGCGACAGGCGGGTTTTCCATGTGAAGTGACCTAGGGGTTGAATGGCCTAGATATTATCCTACGTAGCACAGCCAGGTAAAGGGGCAAATTTTGTATTTGGATAGCTAAGTTGCGTGGAACCAGAATTTTGTACCACTATAAAATTGGGTGTGTGGGTCGCTCAGCAGCTAAAGTTGTTGGTAACCAAAACTTTGTCCCAGCGGGAGAGGGAGGGAACAGCACCCCACACCACCACCCCCTCCCGCCGATCGATGTGGGTGTGGTGCGCGTGCTGCTGGTGGCGTGGTGTGTGGGTGTGGTGGTGTGCTGAGCACAGCAGCCACCATGGTGTCTGGGGCAGCGCAGACAACAAGAAGCCCACCCAGCGCTGGGCTGGGTGGGCTGAGGGTTGGGGCGGGCTGGGGAGCCCGCCTAGGTGGTTACATGAGGGCGGGCTGCTCGGTCACCACTCGGCGACCCTTGCGCTTAGTCACCTTCGGCTCGGTCGGCTCGGCGGGCTGCTCGGCCGCCGGTGCCTCGGTCGGCGCGGGCTGCGCGGTCGGCTCGGCCTTGACCGTGACGCGGTTGGTGACCGTGACGGCCGCGCCCGCGTCGATCGCCTTGGCTTCGTCGGCCGTGAGGTCCGTCCAACGCGCGACACCTTCCTCCCGCCAGTACACAAACTCCAGGCGCTCGCCCTTCCAGGTCCCGTTCACTCGCTTCACTTCAACCTTCTTGCCGTCGAGGGTGAACGGGGCGGCGCTGGGAGCGCGCTTGGGGTAGGTCGAGTGCTTGCCGGAAGCGGTGTCCCGCGTGGCGAGACCGTGGACGGCGAGGGTGATCGACTTGGGCGAGATTTTCTTGGTAGCAGGCATTTTCAACTCCAGGTTAGTGTCGGCGGTAGTGCCGACTGTTCCCATTATACTGGTTTTTCGTGTGTTCGTCTAATTGTATTTTCTAATTGGATCGGTTGAGTCAATAGGCGCAGCCTATCAGCACCTTCGCCAGGGTCGGCTAGCATAGGAGCGCGCCCGCGCTCGCGCGTACTACGGATCAGGGCTCGCAGTCTACTATACCCGACCGCGCCGGAGGGTCTTTCAAGCAAGCACATGCTAACCACACACCATGGTGCATGTGGGCACACCAACCACCCACCATGGTGCATGTGGGCACACAGCACACACCACTTGGCATGTCGCGGGGCGCATGCTTTACATGGTTTTTGCGAACTGGGCGAATGGAAAACGTGGCAGCGATATGCGTCTTGGCAATGTGAAAACTGGGCGCGAAGGGCTGGCGGACGTGCGTGACATGCCCCTCCCGCCAGGGTTGCCAGACCGTTACGTGACTTTCGCGTGGCCGTTGGGGTCAGCAGCGGTCGTTGTCAAAGCCAGCCCGTCTAGGTAAATGAAACCTAACCCCTAACCCCCTAACCCCCTGTCAAAAATCCGCTATAGGATACGTACTATTGACCTGTGGTCTCCTATCTAGGATTAGGGGGTTAGGGGGGTTAGGGGGTTAGACAGCTACCGCGAACCCTGGCTACGACAGCGATTCACACCCTAACCCCCGACCTAACCCCGTCACAGCACCAATTGGCCGGGGTTAGGTTTTCCCAATCAGACGCTGTACTTGGTCAACAACAAATTCTTGATTTCTGCGAGAGCAGCCTTCAATTGCTCCCCGTCAACGAGGTCGGTGTCGATTACAAACTTGCCGTCTGCGCCCTTACGCTTGGCCAAAGGCTTGGCTTTACTGTAAATGCTGACCTTTGCGGCCTTGCCGTTGACCCACATCGTATGGCGAGCGTAGTCGGCAGACTTGCCCGCCACGTACCGCAGCGGTTGCCTGAACCGAGGGTCATTGGTAAGCTCAGACGTTAGTACGAACAGGTCAGGGAGTTCGTCCCAAATGACGGACCCAATGGCTTCGTTGTTAGACAGCGCAGCCTCGGCTACAAACTCGCGTGTCTCAGTCCACGGCGCGTCGTCCTTGGGGTTGAACCCCTCCAGATCGACGTTGCTCAGGTACGAATGAATGGCCCCCAAAGCTTCTTCATCGTCAACAAGCGGCCCGACGCTGCCCTTCAGAAACTGCTTCCAGCTAGCGTCCCCCGCGAGCAGATCGGGCCGGTACACAAAGTGGCGACGCGAGTCGGCTGTAAGCCTGAAAGGGTAGTCACGGTTGGTCGTGAAGTACATCCTGAACAACGCTTCCACCGCGTACTCTCTCAGCCCCTTGGGATTGATCCAGCAGCGCTCGGCGGTGACTAGATCTTTCAGCTGATCTTCGTGGCGTTCATAGCCCGACTGAAGCTCGTTGACGACCGCCAGCAGCGTACCGCGAGGCCATTCGGTATGTTTCTCGAACATCTGGTTCACACCAATATACTTAGCGTGAGTTGACCCAATGATACGAGCCAAGAAGTCCCCGAACAACGTTTTACCAATCCCCTCCTGGGCCGAGAGTACGGTGATAGTGATCGTACATTTCTGCTCTGGGCGTTGCGTCAAATGCGCACACCAGCGCTCCACCCAAGGCCAATGCTCTCCGAACAGACGGCGAGAGAACGACAGCCACATATCTAGCTTGCCCCGCGCCGAGTCGTCCAAACTCATCAAAGGCTGTACTCCAAACCCCTCCCACAGGTTGTAGTACATATCTGCCGTCAGCCCAGGGGGCTCGCCCGGTCGGAAGCAATACCCCAAGACGGTCAGGCGTTCCTTTGAGTCCAGCCATACCTCAGTGGTCCTCTTCTGCGCGATCTTACCGTTCACGACGGCGTGAGTAAAGCGGTGACGGTTACGGGACTGCCACGAGGCCAGAGTCTGCGTCGAGCCATCCTCCAGATCGATGATCGTCGCGGCGGGGGTCGGCGCATAGAACGCAAACCCGTTCATCAGTTCGGACAGGTTGGGGTCCCCGACGTACTCCACCCGTGTCCCTAGCAGCTCATCGGGGTCGCCTCCGGCCTGGATATAGTCGTCCAGTCCAGACTTACTCCCAGGAACCGCCCGCGCGGTCTTTCCTATGTAGAGGAAACTGACCTTGGACCCCAGCCCGCTCAGCTTTGCGGCGAAGGACTGGGCTGCGATCTCCACGCTGGGCTTGTACCCTCCGCCCGGTGTCCCGTCGTAGTCAAAGACGATGAACACGACCCGATTGACCCAAACGAACTGGTCCAGCGGGCGACATAGGTTGGCTTTGGGTTCTTTCTTGCCGGGCGACCAGCTGTTGACGCCCCCGAGTCCAATACATGGGAGGCCCCATTTACGGCAAGCCTCCAACGCCTTGAACTCCCCCTCCGTGATCATGATCGGCGTATCAGCGTCGCCGGCCACGAAGGGCCATACAATCTCTGGATGCTGCGGTAGGTACGCTGCGGTGCCGGAGCCGGTCCGCTGGAGATACTTGGTCTTTGGCGTGGGCTTATACAGCCGCATACGCTCAAAGGGCTTACCATCTACTGCCATCAGCACGTCATCGTCCAAATCCTTGTAGACGATTCGTGCTCCCTCAGCTTCAGTTCCCAGGATCTGGTACTGAGCTGCCTCCTCGATCGACAGCTTCCTCTGATTGAGGAACGCTGTGTACATGCTGAGCTGTATAGCTGACATGACACCACTTAATATAGGTAGACTTGGACACCTGTCTTCGCCTATACTTAGTAGGCGCTCATGACAGGTAGACTTCTTCTTGAGCTGAGGTAGACTTGATGACCACTTCCCGGCCCGTACAGGAGCAACTCCTGGCGGGCCGTCTTTTTAGTATAGCGGAGCCAGTGGCCGCAAATCTACGGGTCAGGCTCAATTCCCCCACGCGATTCAGATAGACGGGCCCAAAATCCGTCAGTTATGATCGGGGCTACATAAATCTGGAGTTACGACTGTATGAGCGATACCAAAGACTCGGACGCCTCACCGGAGTCACTGCCGCTAGCCCTACGCTTGCGAACCTGGTCAGACATGGCGTGGATAGACCGGCAGTCTCTCAAGCAAGACCTCAAAGCCGCCGCCGAAATGCTAGACGCACATTCAGCGCTTCGCATGTCGTGGCGAACCCTCGGCGAAGAACTCTCCAAACGAACCAGGGAGGTAGAACGTCTACTGGAAATTGAAGCCGAGTACAGCGCTCTCAAGGCTCGCTACAATGAACTGTTGCTAGACTCAATGAGGAAGAAATAATGCTTACTACCATCGTGATCGGTATCATTTTCGTCCTTTTCATTTGGGTCTACAATCAACCATGAACATTCAAGTCGAAGTCCCCGAAAGCATGCCAGCGCCCACCGCCCCGACCGCCGCGTGCGTGGATGCGATGGATGTGCTGCTGGCCGAAGCGCGTGAAGCGCTGCGCGACATGCATGCGGGGTGGCGATACATCCGCCTCTCGCACGGTGATCTTTACGGCGTTGGATGGGACCGCGCAGAAACCAAGGCGGCGAACGCTATGGCCGCCATCGACGCCGCCCTCGCGGCGAAGGAGCAGACGCAATGAGCGAATGGAAGATGGTGCCGTGGGTGCCGACGGACGAGATGGTGCAGGCTGCACTGCGGAAATTCCAAGCCGATACAGGCTACGTGTGGGACACGGAAGCGGCTCCGGTATGGATGCTCGACGCCATCAAAGCCGCCTTCGCAGCCGCCCCGCCCGGCCCGGTCACGACGTTCAAGGTCGACGGCCCCGGCACCGTGACCGTCAGTGCGACGGGCGTGCGGTTTGAGTCGCCCGCACCGAGCGTGGAGCCGACTGTGCAGGCGGCGTCCGTGAACTGGCTGCTAGAGCAGTGCGATGAGTACCAGCGCCGGGCGCACGCGGCCGAGCGTGAGGTGCTGGCACTCCGCGCGTATTTTAACAGGCCCCACCCGAAAGTTCGTGGCTCCCAGTAGACTGCTACTAGAGGACACGATAGAATAACCTCTGGACCGACTAGCGGTCCAAAACACCCCATTTTAATCAGAGGATAGTATGCCGAAAGCCCAACCAAAGCTCCTGAACAACGACAGCCAGGAGGTTCTGGAGGTCAAGCAGTACCCCTTTCCCGTGCGCGGCGAGCCGATCACGCTCCTGATCGACGGAAACGAAGTCCACGCCCGCCGCACCGCGTGGCGCGACCTGAAGTACACGTATTTCAAGATCGAGAAGGACGGCGTGCTGGGCCAGTACTTCGTGGCGGGCCACATCGGTGACGAGCCGGGCTACACGATGCAGTACCCCGAAGCCTTCCAACCGACGCAGTTCAAGTCGGACCGCGAGAAGATGGCGGAGCGGGCCAAAGAACTGCGCGCTGAGAAGGGCGACAAGCCGGCGGAGGACGAAGAGGACACCGTCGAGGACGAAGAGGACACCGTCGAGGACGAAGAGGTCACCGTCGAGATTGTGAAAGCTCCGGCCCCCAAGGCCAAGAAGGGTGGTCGCAAAGTGTCGGCCGAGGCGTAAGCACCTAGCGTGGCCCCCCTTGGCCGCGCTATACTATAGGGGCCGGTCGAGCAATCGCCGGCCCCTTGTTACTTGTAC